TTGCTCAACAACGATTAACAGGTATTGCTTTAGCTCACGATATTGCTAAAAACCATGCCGATAAATTAACACCTGAACAAGCAGTTGATTACGCTATTAAACTTAATAATACGATTTATCAAAAAATAATTAAGGCAGATTAATGGCTACAACCTTTGAGGTAAAAGGATTAAAAGAAACCCTTGAAGTGTTTGAGCAATTAAGAAATGACATAGGGGATAAAAAAGCTACAAGTAAAGTTTTAGTCCCGGCAGTAAGAGAAGCTATGAAGCCTGTATTGGCTATGGCAAAAGCTTTATCACCAAAAGGCGATACACATTTATTGGTTGATTCTTTGTATATTACTGCAAGACGACCAAGTGGAAAAGACAAACAATCAAGATATGTAAAATACCAAGATTCCGTCATATCTTTAGTTTCCACAAAACCAATTCCTAAATCTTTAAAAAATAAATTTAAAGCATCTCATGGTCATTTAAAAGGTGCTGAATATAAAAGCGCTAGAAAAGCTTATTTTGCAGAGCAAGGTTATCTTGCGGATGGCAGAGCGGCGGCTAATGAATTTGGAACTGCCAAAATGGCGGCTCAACCATTTTTAAGAGTTTCTTTAGAATCACAAGCGCAAGCGGTAAGTGCAACATTAGGTCAAATTTTAAAACAAAAGATTGAACAATATAGGAGTAAGAATATATGAGTAAATTAGGAACGGCTTTAGGTAAAAAGTATGAAGAGAATAAAATATCTATTCTTACTAGAACTTTTGAATTGGGCAATCATACTTTTAAAGTAAGAGTGCCAAGTGTAGCAGAAATTGAAGCTATTTATGAATATTTTAAAAATCCTGATGAAAAAGAAGTTGAAGAGATATATCAAGAATTAAGTAAAGATTTGATTAAGTTTAAAGATCAAGCTGATGATAATGTAGAGTTTAAAGATAATGACATTATTGTGGATGGCCGATCTATTAGAGAAGCGGCTAAAAATAAAGCTACAATTCAACATAGAATTACTGAATATATTAAATTTTTAATTCCTGAAGATGGGCAAACATTGGAAGGTCTTGAATATAAAGATGTAGAAGCTGAATTTCCATTAGCCATTCAACTTACTTTAGTTGATAAAATTAATGAAGTTATAGCGCCTGATTACAAGGAAACTCGCTCAAAGTAATTGGCTCATTAAGAACTCAAGTTCGTGCGGCACTTATTTTTAATGGGCATACACAAGACACTATAAACGCATTAGATGAAGCTACAATGCATCAAATTATGGTCATGTATGCTGATGGTGCTTTAGGCAATAAAAGTGTTGCAGTAGGGCTAGGAACGCTAACGGCGGGTGTATTTAATTATCTGCGAGCAAGCAATAGCCAACTTTATAAGCTTAAAGATATATTGGGGGCAACTTATCAATATTATTATAACGAGCCTGAAGTATCTGCAAGTGAATCACTACTCACCTTTATAAGCCAAGCAAAAGGATTTGATATAAACAAATTTAAAAGGTAAGTAAAATGTCTTTAATATCGAGATTAGGTGTTGTTCTAGGTTTAGATGCCGGTGAATTCAATAAGAATTTAGGTATAGCTCAACAACGCCTTCAAGGATTTAATCAATCTATTATAGGTTCTCGATTAGGCGTTGCGGCTATTGCAACAGGAATGGTTGCCGCCGCCACTTCCGCAATTAGATTTGCCGATAGTATTAACGATGTAGCACAATCTTCCGAACTTTCTGTTCAAACTGTTTTAAGACTTAATGAAGCTTTAGTAACTAATGGTGGCAAAGCTGATGCCGCCGCCGCTATGGTTGCTAATTTTTCTAAAGCAGTTTATGAAGCCAACCATCAAAATGAAGATATGCAAAAAAGCTTTCAAAAGCTTGGTATATCTATGGATGAATTGCGCACAAAATCTATGGAGCAATTGCTTTCAAAAAGCATTAAAGGATTTAAAGATTTAAAAGATTCAACAGAAAAAACAGGCGTTGCTTTAGATATATTTAAAAAACAAGCAAAAGGTATAGATTTTGGTGGAGTGGCTGATACATTCGAAAGAAATAAAGAATCATATAAAGACGCTCAAAAAGCTTTTGAAGCAATAGGAAATGCTATAGATAATCTTCAAAGAATTTCAGAAACTATGAAAACAAGCTTTGCTATTGCCGTAGGCGGGGCTTTTGAATATATTACAGATAAAGCTATTGCATTTTATAACACAATGGCAAGAATTAAAAAGTTTCTTGATGACAATTTGGGTGCTTTTGCTAAATTTGTTCCCGGCGCTATTTATATGCCTAATCAAGAAATTGCAACAAAGGGTGAAGGAAAATCTTTTAATTTTGAAGATAAAATAAATAGAGAACAAGAGCTTAATAAGGAAGTTCTTAAACGAATGAAAATGCAAGAAGAGTTTTATAAAAAAGAATTGCAAATATCTGAAGCTAATAGACAAAGAAATCAAAAAGAAGCCGAGTTAGTATTTTTAACAGAAAATGAAAGAAAATTACAACTTGATTTATTTGATATTGAACAAAAAAGAAAATTGATAGTTCTTGAAAAGAAAATGAATAAAGAACAAGCGGCTGAATGGGCGCAATCAGAAAAGAAAAGAGCGCAAGAGGAATATGATATTGCACAAAGTCAAAGAACTTTTGAATTTGGTTGGAAAAAAGCTTATGCATCTTATGTTGAATCTGCAACAAACGCCGCTAAATTAGGCGAGCAAGCATTCGTATCTGTAACATCAAATATGGAGCAAGCATTAGATCAATTTACATCTACAGGCAAACTTAAATTTGGTGAATTAGCAAGAAGTATTATTGCTGATCTTCTTAAAATTCAAATGAGAGCGCAATTAACTTCTATGTTTGGTGCGCTAGGTAAAATATTTGGTTTTGGTGGGGGTGGTGGCGGTAGTGGATTATTTGCAACTGCACCAAGCGCCGGTGGGCTTAAATTAACTTTTGCTGATGGTGGCGATCCACCTGTTGGCATGGCAAGTTTAGTTGGTGAGCGTGGCCCTGAATTGTTTGTTCCTAAAACCGCAGGCACTATTATTCCTAATCATCAATTAGGTTCTATGGGCGGCGGCCCTCAAGTAGTGTATAATGGCCCTTATATTGCGAATATGAATGCGATTGACACACAATCAGCTACGCAATTTTTATCACAAAATAAGAATGCGGTTTGGGCGGCAAATCAATCTGCTCAAAGATCATTACCACAATCGAGATAATAGATGGCTACATTAAATCAAATATTAGCAATATCTGAATCGGTAAGTTTTAATGACCATAGATTTATAGGTCAAACTATGAGCCGAAACCAAAGAATTGCTACCTCTGAAATTCTATCTGTTCAACCATTTCAATTTGAAATGAAGCCAATGAATTATTTGCTTTATACTCAAAATAGAGCTTTATTATCTAATTTGCGTTCTGTGGATCGTCAATATGAATCTTATCTAAATTTTGGATCAACAGGTTGGTGGAATTATATTGTCTATCAAGGTGATATGTCATCTATTGGAATTGCTAATTGTCAATATCAAACATCAACAGCTAACAAAACAATTGTATTAGGCTCACTACCATCAATGTCGCCTACTGAATATATTGTTAAAACAGGCGATTTTTTACAGATTGATCGTTATGCTTATATAGCAACTGAAGATGTAGTAAGAGGTTCAGGATCAACAGTTAATATTCCTGTTCACAGAACCATTATGACAACATTAACAAGCCCTATGGATGCCGTTATAGGTCAATATGGTATAACACAATCATTAGGCGGAAACACTTATGTTGGCATTACTTTCCCTGTTATTCTTCAAGAATATCCAACATATACTTTTATTCCAATGACTAACGATTCATTCATAGCTTGGAATGGAACATTTAAAGCAATAGAAGCGGTTTTATAATGGCTGATAATATACTACCAATACAAAATACTAATAGCATAAGGATGGCAGATTTCGTAAGAGTTACGACTGCTTCAGAAACTTATCGTTTTGCAACAACCCCAACCGCCCTCACAATTCCTGCCGTTGATACAGAACCATTTAATGGAGTTAAATCTTTAATTAAAATCAATGACATACAAAGAGATATTAAATCAACCGCCAATGAAACAACTGTAACTTTAGTGGGTATTGATACTGCTTTATTAGGTTGGGTATTAGGACATGATATTAAAGGTTCTTTAATTGAAATGTGGCATGGCTTTTTTGATGAAAACAATGAGCTTATAACTACAGGTGGCACAGGCGGTCTTTATAAATTTTTTACAGGCTATATTTCATCATTTCAAATATCTGAACAATGGATGGAAGAGTTAAGAGGATATGTGGGCGTAATTAATGTATCCGCATCTAGCATTCAAATTATTTTACAAAACAGAACCGCAGGCAGATTTACTAATAACAATGCTTGGCAATTTTTCAATCCGGGCGATACTTCTATGGATAGAGTATCTTTTATTGAAACAATTAATTATTCGTTTGGTAAAGATGTGTGATTAGAAAAGCTACAAGATACGATAAGATACAAATAGGCGATATGTTAAGAATGTTCAGAGATGAAAGTCCTATTGAACAATATAAAGACCTAGATAATCCTGATTACATTTATTCTTTAATTGATGAAATTATTGCAGGTCGAGGAGTAATTTTTTTAGAAGATAATGTAGGTTTTATTATGGCAATAATTACACCAA